TTTAAATCAATTTGAATTAACTGAGTTACAAAAAGCAGCAATAAAATTATTATGAGTAAAGTAGTTCTATTCGATGCTGATTCTTTAATCTATCAAGCCATTTATAAGGTAGTAACTTTCGAAGAAATTCGAGAGTTGCTACAAAATGGAGAAAGTAGATTTGCAATAGAAGAAAAGATTTTATCTTTAGGATTTGAACGCTTTGAAAAGATTGCCTTTGATATTTTTAACGAAATTGAAGAACGTGAACAAATTGAAGAAGTTAGATATTTCTTTACAACGTGCAAAAAGAATTTTAGATATGCAATAGATTCGGAATATAAAGCAAATCGTAAAGGCAAAGGTAATAAGTGGGTAAATAAACTTCGTGCCTATCTTTTGGATTATTTAGATAATTCTTTTGCTTCAGATGAATACGAAGCCGATGATTTAATCTATTTTAATACACAATTATTAGATGTAAATGATTATATTGTATGTTCAATTGATAAAGATTTAAGACAAATTGAAGGTTTACATTTTGACTATTACCAGGTGAAGATTAAAGATAGTTTTGGCGACTATATTTTTAACGAATACGGCAAAGAAATTAAAATGCGTAAAGGCTTTATTGAAGTAAGTAAATTAGACGCTGAAAATCTTATCTTTGAAATGATGTTAACGGGCGATGTAAGCGACAATATTAAGGGTATCTATGGAATAGGTAAGAAGAAAGCTGAAAAGCTGTTACAAAACAAAAGTACATACGGCAAATTTAAAGTATTATGCCAAGAATATAAAAAAGAAAGTTCGGAATGGAAGCAACGAATAAAAACAAATGCTTCTTTATTAATATTTAAATAATAAGTTATGAGTAGTTTAATTAATTTCAGTATCAAAAATGCACAAGGTGGATACGATAAGTATACTATGAGTGTAAACGACAAACAAGACGATTACGGCAACAATGCTAGTATCTTCATTGCACAATCAAAAGAAGACCGTGAAGCAAAAGTTAAAAAGAACTTTGTAGGAAACGGCAAAGTAGCTTGGACGGATGGCAACATTGTTAAAGCTGAATTCGTTGAAAGAACGGAATCAAAGCCAACAGGAATGTCGATGCAGTCTACAAGTAGTAAACTATCTGAAATAGACGATTTACCTTTTTGATTTAACGGAGGTGTAAAAGCCTCCTTAATTTTTTCTACTATGTATGATAAAGCTATATTAGAATGTTACCAGTTGCTATATTTGAATGCAACTCCTTCAGCTAACTTTGATTTATTAGTTGAAAATGCAGTATTAAATGCACAAGGTCAAAAAGTAATTAACTATGATTTCTATGAAATTGAAGAAGATGTGTTTAATAAGATTATTATTGATGTAATTAAAAAGCACAAAATCAAGAAAGGTTATAGAGGTATGTTTGAAAGAACTATTTTATTTGGATGCTCACCTAAATTTAAACGAAATGTATTATAAAGTATTTTACACACGAAACAATCAACCTGCATACTGGGTTGGCAAAGCTAATTCAAAAGAAGATGCTATTAAGAAAGCTGATGTACTGCCGTCTTTAATATACGATGTATGGCTACTAGATGAATGGATGGATGAATGCGATAGCAGAAGAGGAATATTTATAGATAAAGATTTGAATATTAAGAATATTTAGTTATATTTGTAAAAGTTTCCGTCTGACAATATAGGAACTTAAGAAATTATTGCCCTTTTTAATGAAGTTGAAGTCAGACGCAACGGATTTATTAAGGGCTTTTTTATTTATTTAATTTTTATTATTATGAACAAGTATTACAAGTTGCTGAACAAAATTTTAAAACAAGGAAAATTTCAAACAGCTAAAAAAAATGGGTCAATTTATTTAATAAACCAGACTTTAAGTTTTTCTAAAAATGAATTAGAAAAATTATTTTTAGAGCACAAAGTAGCCAAGAACAAGCTAAGTAAAGAACTAGATTTATATATAGCGGGGGAGACTTTAATTAAAGAATATAATAATAAAGACATTTTTTGGTGGGATTATTGCTCCCCTGAGTTAATAAATTCTTATCCTACTTATTTCAAGAAGTTACCTGAGTTAATAGAAAAAATTAATTCTTTAAAGCCTTCAAAAAATTATGTACTATTTATAGGGGAAACAGGTGTAGAAACAAATCAGTTGCCTTGCTTAAGTTTAATACAATTTCAAAATTTAGAAGGAAAAATTAACTTAACCGTATATCAACGAAGTGCAGATTGCTGTTTAGGTTTGCCTAGCGACTTATTCCAAATGTATTTAGTTAGTCAATTAATTAATATGCCTTTAAATAATATTACTTTTTTTATTGGTAATGCTCATATTTATGAAAACAATATTGAAGAAACAAAAAAATTACTAAAAGGAGAATTATATAAATTTAATCTTAATGTATAATGAGAACGTATTTAGCAAAAATTAGAATACCTGAAGAAATTAAGCTGGAGTCTACAGGCTTTATAGGAGAAAAAATATTTGAATTATGGTTCTTGGCAACCTATCAAGGAGAGCAATTATTTAAACAAAAAGCGGATAGAGACTACCAAAAAATTGATTTTTCAGATGAGAAAGGTTTTACTTATCAAATAAAAACTACTAAGGCAAAAACATTTACGTTTAATTGCTGTTTAGAACGCATTACAGAGCACTTAACAGCAGAAGTATACGTTTGTATTCAATTAGAAAATAAGTATGCTTATATTGAGTATTTTAAAAGCAAGCAAGAAATTATAAATAAACTAAAAAAATCATTTGTAACAGAGAAAAGTTGTTTTTTGTACTCAAGTGATTTATTACAAAAAGAATTATTTATATAAATATTATGGCAGAAGATAAAAAAGGGTTTATCCTATACGCAGACCAGAATGCTTTGTTTAATCAATTATCTAACGAAAAGGCAGGTGAACTAATTAAGTTCATCTTTGCCTACGTTAACGATGAAAATCCAATTAGCGAAGATATTATTATTAATTTAGCATTTACACCTATCAAGCAACAACTGAAACGTGATTTAGTTAAGTTCTTAGAAATCAAGTGTAAACGTAGTGAAGCAGGTAAGAAAGGAATGGCGAAAAGATGGCAAAGTATAACAAACGATAACAAAGCATATCAAACGATAACAAACATAACTGTTAATGATAATGTAAATGATAATGTAATAAATACAAAAGCGGATGTAATTTCAACCGACCAATGGGGTAATGAAATTGATATAAATGGCTTTCACATAAAAACAAAAAAGAAATGATAGTTAATCATAGAAGTAGTGATGAATTTTTAGAATTGTCTAGGTTAGATAAAATTCCTTTGGGTTTAGGATTAGGTATTGATTTAGATGTTAACTTAAGATTTAAACGTGCTTCTTTCAATATTGTGTTAGGACACGCAAATGTAGGTAAAACTTATTGGGTGTTATGGTACTTGCTTTGCCTAGCTAAAAAACACAATCTTAAACATCTAATTTATTCAGCCGAAAATAGCGTTAACGGATTGAAAAGAAATTTGATTGAATTATATGCTGGATGCAAGATTAAAGATATGTTACCTAAACAACTAGAAAACTGTAAAAACTTTATTGAATTGCATTTTGATTTTATAGATGCTCAAAAGGCTTGGACTATTGAAGAATTTATGAAAGAAGTTCAAGTGCTAGGTGATTATGATACTTTAATGATTGACCCGCATAATTCATTCTTAAAGCCAAAGTTTGCTAATGCACACGATTTGGATTATGAAATGGCTACTAAACTTCGATTGTTTGCGAAAAAAACGAATACTTCAATTTATATGTGTATTCACGCAGCAACAGAAGCACTTCGTAAAACGCACAAAGCAGGTGATTATGAAGGTATGCCAATGGCACCGAATATGGCGGATGCTGAAGGTGGTGGTAAGTGGGGTAATCGTGCAGATGATTTCATTGTTATACATCGTTATCCAATGCATACTAACTTTTGGATGTTTACAGAAGTTCATATTAAGAAAGTTAAAGAAACTGAAACTGGTGGTAAGCCTACATTCGCAGCTGAGCCAGTTATGTTTAAATTACAGAACGGAACACAATTTTTAAACGAAGGAAAAAACGTATTATGAAATCAACAGAAATAGCAACTGCAAGACTAAACATAAAGATAAGCATCAATAGATTGCTTTTTAGAGGTGCATTAGAACGTGTAAGCGAAGAAAAACAAAAAGTGATACTACGTGAAGCAA